GTGTGTATGTCACACCGGCATCGGCATTGCCCGCCTGCACAAAAACACGCTTGCCGTCCTCGTAAATCTCCTCCGCGTTGATCGAGCCATCGCCCTTGTCGCCATCAGCGGGTTCGCCGACGACGATATGCGACATGCCGAGCCCCGGATCGGCAGCGGCATTGCCCTCCAGCTTCTTGAACACGTTGGAGAACCAGCGCGCATCGACAATCCCTGTGTTGGGGTCGACGAGTGGAACGCTCTTGTCGGGAACCTGAATGCGGCCCATCAGCCGGCTCTCAATTCAGCGGACATATCGCCGCCCATGAGGCCAAAATGCGCAGGATCGGACATTGCCACCTTCCAGATGCGTCCTTGCGCGCCCGTAGTGCCGCAATTGAAGAGCGTGACGCGCTGCAGCGGCCTTCCCCGCTGGCCGAGCTTTCTCTTACGCGGCTGGCTGAAGGTATGTCCGCCGTCGTCGCTATAGGAAATCTCGACTTCTGGGTCCGTTTCTTGTTCGGTCACGCCCGGGATAATGCCGACGCCCGTCGAAAAGTCGAAGTCGGCGCGCGCAACGCGGATCCTGTTCGGGAATTTCTGCACCGGCGCGGACCAGCATTCCGCGATCAGCGGCTTATCGACTTCCTTGAGCGTCTTTCTGTCGATCTGCAGGATGCTGCCGGACAACTGGTCGCCAGCGAGCCATTTTCCAAAGGCGTTGAACGAGCGCGTCCCGCGCCAGCGTGGCGACAGATAGCTTCTCCGCTCCTGCCATTTCTCAGTGTTGAGGTCGAATTCCCACGTCCAGTCTGGCGATGATAGCGACCAGATCGCATGGCCACCGGAGATATAAGCGCTCGCCTCCAGCGTGCCTTTGTCGGCTACATCCTCGATCAGCCGATCAAGATCGGGCGATGAGACTTTCTCCGGCACGTAGCCAGTTGCCTTGTGTACGGCATTGTCGTCACCGACCCACAGCAATGCCTTGCCGAAGCCGTCTTCGTATCCAGCTATCGCGCTCTGGCCGATCAGGCCCCGTTGAATGACGGCGATGCGATTAAACGGAAACCCGGTATCGTTCGGCGGTTGGCCGCCCCATACCTCAATCGAGCCCGGCCCGCAGAGCCAGAGCTGACCATTCCAGGGGATGCCGCGATAGAGACCATCGGGCTTGGCCTCGGCCGTGGTATTGTCATTCGCGTTGATGGTGAGCGCGTTCAAGCCCGATGCGAAGCACCGGCCATCCGCGATGATGAGGAAAAAATATCCATCCAGAAAGCAGACGTCGATAGCCGAAGGCAAATCGGGGTCGGCAAGATCAGAAATCACGTCGCCGACCATCTTGAACGTGCCTGCCCCGCACACCATCACAACGTCCGGTGTCGGCCGCTTGTTATTGCGGGCCCAGAATACACGGTCGGAGCCGCTGAGCGCGTCAACGAGGGTCGAGGCGCCGCCGGTAGGATCGAACTTCACCACCTGGTCAGCGAACGCCGCATAGACGTTCGAAGCCGTTACCAATGCGCCGCGGAACGTCTCCTGATCGGAACTGCCCCAGACCTTGAGGCCAGGCATGCGGTGCCTGACGGCGGTTGCGCGCCCATCGCCCCCGATCGGCTCGGCCCGGCAGTTGATGAGCCTGCCGGAGCCTTCCGAGGGTCGAGCCCCCGGAAACGACGACACGGGAAATGGGATCGCCACCATCAGAAGAATTCCACTTTCAGCGGCGCGGCCGTGACCGTGCCGGACACGATGCGCTTGATCTGCGCCTCGTCCCGCTTCTTGGCGTCATCATTGAACGGCTGGCCGTAACGAGGGCCGGCGGCGTTCGCGAGCAATCTCGACAACGGCAGAAAGATCGCTTCCGGGATTTCATCCTGATCCGGGATCGAGACGATTTCATCGGCTTCGAGCTGTTCGAACAACGGCCCGACATAGGTGCCGATGGTCGCCAGATCCTCGACCGCGGGTTGCTGCGACGGATCGAGGCCGACCAATGTTCCGAATGCCTCGGTTTTCAGATCGGTCAGTGTTTTCATGGGAAAACGGGCGGCTGATTAGGCCGCCCGCTCCTGTTGCCGTCAGGCGTCGCCGGCATCGGCTGCGTTGGGCCTTTTGCCCTTCGCGCCCTTGCCCGGCTTCTGCGATACGCCTTCGTCGACCGGCTCATCGTTGGGGTTGCCAGCCGGGTCGCCCGCGCCCGGATCGGAAGACGCGGCTCCCGACATGCTCACCGCGAAGTGCGGGTTGCAATGCGCCTTGGCGATCAGCGCGCCGTACTCCGCGCCGAATTCCTGCGACTGTCCGTCGAAGAAACGGACGCCGAAGAAGGTGACGACGGCATTATCGCCTTCCGGCGCGTGATAGGTGATGGTCGCTTTGCTCATCGCGGCCCTCACTTCATGTAGCCGAAGAAGCGCGGCTTGATCGTGCCGGCCGCCGGGGTATCGGCCGCCGTGGTGGTCTTCCACACGATTTCGGTGTCGGCGGTGAACTCGTAGTTCAGGCCGGTCGCGGCGAGCGTGGCGTTCGTGCCGCCCGCCTGACCCGTTGTCGCGCCGGTGATAAACCGGTCGTCGTCGCCGGCGTCACCGATGGCGAAGACGAGCGCCGCCGAGCCGCCGCTGTCGAGGTCGGGCACTACGACGGACAGACTGGTGAGAACGAAGCCAGCCGGCACCACGAACAGGCCGACGGTCTTGTTGAGCGCCAGATCGCCGGTGGCCAAAGGCACATCGGCGCCAAAGCACTTCATGGTGCGGGCAAAGCCCTGTCCACCGGTCTGGGGCTGCCCCCAAGCTTTACGGTCAGGCATCGCTGACCCTCCTTTCGATGATGAGAGGTAAGAGTGCGACGGCCGGAACTGGCCCGGCCGTCAGGATTGTCAGGATCAGGCGTTGGCGACGCCGGACACGAAGCCCGTAACCATGCCCCAGTCCACGAGGTCGCCGACGGTCGCCGAGCCGCCCGCAGCGAGCGGGGCCTTGGCGATCTTGCCGACGCCGTACTGCGCTTCGATGCCGAGACCGGTCACGAAGTCGTAGTCGCCGTCCTCGAGCTGCGTCGGGCGTGGCATCTGACCGGTGACGTAGGCCAATGCCGCCTGACCCAGGAGGAACACCGGCTCGACGTCGATGTTCGAGCCGCCGACACCCTTGAGCAGGAGCCGCTGCGTGATTTCCGGGATTTCCAGATAGATCACGCCGTCATAGACGAGGCCGCCGCCAGTGAAGATCGGGTTCGTCTTCTCCGGGGAGTTCTCACGGTCGCGCGCGTCGCGGTTGGCCTGGCTCATCACCGGGTCGGCCTTGAGGTCGCGCATGCCGCGCTGGCCGACGAGGCAGAGGTACCATTCCTGGTCACTCTCCTCCTGCTGCCACGGCGTGATCTTCGGCCGGCCGTTGTAGACGCCCGGGTTGTTCGGGTCGACGCCGGTGGCCTGGGCCTGCTGCTTCATCAGCGAGCCGATGGCCGCCGTCATCTTGTCGTCCGTGGCATCGACGTTGCCGACGGCGGTGGCGAACGTGGTGGAGTAGTTCGCAATCGCCTTGCCGAACACCACGCGGTCATAGTTCGCCGTGACCCAGGCATTCTTGTTGCCCGACGACGCGGCCGACCACTTGATGCCGTTCACGCGGTTGCCCGGCTCCTGGAACCGGCCCGCCTGGATCGAGGCGGTCGGGATCGAGAGCAGGGTGTCCACGAGGTCATCGCGCACGATGCGCTTGGCCCAGTTGCGGAGCAGCGCGCGCGCCGTGGATCGAACGTTGAAGCTCGATTCCTTGTTGGACGCACGGTTGTTGGCCACGGCGTTACGAGCCCAGTCGGCCCAGAGCGGCATGCCGTAGCTGTCGATCTGCTCTTCCTTGCCGCGCAGCGTGCCGGCGCCGACGCCTGCGCCTGCGAGCTGGTTGACGAGCGGCACGTTGATCTGCTTGCCGTCGCTCTCCAGATCGGACAGGCGAACGATGGGCATGGTCGAGGCCTCGCCCATATACGGATCGAGGCGGTTCGCCCGCAGGAAGTCATAGGCAACTTCCCTGCGGAATTTGACGACCTCGTTATTGGGATGGTTCGTAGTCTGAGCCATCGGTGTCCCCTTTCAGATGCCGAACGGGCGTTTCAGGCCCGCTTGCGGCCAATCGTGTGTTTGAAAAGGTCGGCGTCGCTCACAGCCTCGAGAGACTGCGGTTGAGCGGTCGCGCCGACATGAGCGAGAGAGGGCAGACTGGTGACAGCGGCCGCCGGCTTGGCCGGCTGGGCGCTCGGCGCGGTCGCGCCGGGCTGCTGGATGACGGGATTGCCGCTCGCTGCCGCGCGCGAGGCTTCAAGAGCCCGGGCGAGAAACGCCGGGTCTTTGAGAGCTTCATCGAGCGTGCGCTGGCGATAAGCCGCCGGATCGTTGCCGACTTCGGCAAGAACCTGCTGGCGCTTGTGCCATTCCACGGCCGCGGCATAGCGGTTCGGGCTGGACACCACCTTGTGGTAGTCGGCGGCATCGAGCGTCCGATCCTGGATCGCCTTCATGAAGGCGGCTTCGGCAGTGTCCACGACCTCCGGCGTATGCCTGACGTTCGCCAGTTCACGCGTGAGGGTGAGGATCGTGCCTTTCATCTCGTCGAACTGAGGTCCGACCTGGCTACCGACTTGATGTCGGATCGCTTCCGTCGGGTTCTCGAAGATGTCGGGCGGCTGCTGCGGCTGTGCAGGCTGACGAAGCTGTTCAAGCTGACGTTGGAGCGAGGCCATGTGACCGCGCATTTCGTCACGCTCCCGCTCGGCCGCGCGGCGCGCTTCGGCTTCCTCACGCAAGCGGGCCGGCGGGATCGCGGGCTCGGATTGCGCGGGGCTGGCCGCTACGGGCTGCTGGGCCGCAGGTTGGGTCACTGCCGGAGCGGCAGCGGCCGGGGCCTGTGACGCGGGCTGCGTTTCGGTCGTGGGGTTTTCCGCTGCAGGCGGCTCCCGCGACGTGATCGCATTGAACAAAGCATCGTCGTTCACCGGCGCTTCCGCACCGGCTTTGGCAATGTCATCCATTTTCACTGTCTCCCGGCGCTATCGCGGCCGAATGCGAGGCACCCTCTTTCGCGGAGTGCATGCGTGCGGTGATTTACGGATCACCAGACCGTTGCCCCGTATCGTGGGGCGGACGAGCTTATTGGGCGCGGACTTGCGGCACCGATGCGCGCGCCTGGCGCGCCGCGGCCTCATTCGCCGCCCTCTGCGGGGCAAGCGACGCCTCGACGGTGGTCTTTCGGGCTGTGGCCAGTTCGCGCGTTGTCTGCGCGTCGGTGTGCCGGATGTTGGCCAGCGCTTCCTCGATCTGAACACCCATCGGCAGTTCCTGCGGCTGCGGCGCGCCCGGTGTTGGGGCTTCCGGCGTCATGGCCTTGCGCGCATTGGCGAGATTGAGTTGTCCCCTGGTCTGGCGCTCGAAGGCGGTTGCTTCCTGCCCCGCAAGCTCGACCTGAGCGGCCTTCTCCTTCATCGGATCGGGCTGCTCCATCATGCCGATGAGTTTCTTCTTCACCCGACCGGGCAAGGTCGAAACCTCAATGATGACCTGCGGCGGCACTGGAACGCCGTTCTGAGCCAGCGCGCTCAAGGTGTCGAACACGTCGCCCATGACTGTTTCGGTGTCTGGGCCTTCGTCGAACAGGATATCGACGTCGATGGTGCCGAGCGCGTTGACCAGCGCGGGCCGGCCATACTGATCGAGCCCAAGCGCGTTGATCTGGAAGAATTTGGCCTCTTCCTCGTCAGGATCGTTGACCCTGATCCAGCGTTCGGCGGTCCAGTATCGCTGCGCCGCGCACCAGATCGCCTTGTATTGCTCCAGCTTCCAGATGCGCTGGTTTTTGAGGAACGGACCAAGCTCCGAAAGCCCTGCCTGCTGCGCAATGGCATAGGCGCGACCCGACGCGGATTTGCCCAAGTCGCCGATCAGAGCGGCGTTCGGGCCGAACTGGTCGATTTCGTTCTTGGCGTCCTGGTAATACTGCGTCTGCTGCAGGAATTCCTGATTGGGCTGGTCGACGATGATGTCCTGGCCCCAGACACCGTTGTGCTCCACCACGCCATCGGGCCTGGCGACCTGCTGCCGAGCCTTTTCCATGTCCTCCACGACGCCCTTCCGCAGGAAGAGCTGGCGCGTGTTCATGATGTGCAGGGCTTTAGAGCGATGCTGGTTCATCGCATCCTGCGGGCCTTTCAGCCGGCGGATGTAGCCGTAGCGGTCCCCGTCATGGTCGATCAGGTTCGACACCGGGAAGAATTTGTTGATCGTCTTGGCGTTCTTGTCGAAGAACGGCGATGAACCATGCTGCAACACGGCGCTGCCGACATGCAGGCACCACATCCACGTGCCGTTCTTGATGTACCAGTGATCGACGAGACGATGGCGGCCCTTGTCGTCAATCCAGAGGTTTTCGCGGTCGGCGTCGAACGCCGTGGAATAGGTGCCGTCGTCCGACGCCGCGCCGATCAGGTCGCGCGCGCCCGGAACCATCTCCTCGATTTCGTCGATGTCGGCCCATTTGTAGGTACCGTCGAAGCGACGATCCTTGAACAGCGGGTCGACCGAGCGCGGATCGTAGAAATAGGTCCGCGGGTCGACATACTCGACGCCGATATCCGGGTCGCCGGTATCGGACGTGACGAAGCGCAGCGAACTGACGGCAAACCCATGCACGCCGGCGTCGCGCGCCGCCTCCGCCTCCAGATCCTCGAAGGTGGAGGCATCGAGCACGGTGCGCACGGTCTGCGTGGCGATTTCCGCGCCGGCCTCGTGCTTCTGAGACTGCGGAAACGCCTTCGGATCGGTCCGCAGCTTGCGGATCACGCCGACAAGGCCGTCCACCTTGCGTGAAATGCGGTCGAAGATGATCGCCGGCTGTCCGCGCTTCTTGTAGACCTCGCGCTGTTGCGCGGTGAGCTGCGCGACGTGGTAGTAGCGCCACGCCTCCCGGCTCTCGTCTATCTCGTTGGCCTTGGCCGTCGCATAGGACGTGAACTGCTTGCGCAATTCATTCAGGTCCGGCGCCGGCCCGGTGGGTTCAGCCATCAATTGTTCCTAGATCGTCGCCACATCGGGGCCGCCACGGCCTGAGCCGATCGGCTTGTATCCGCTCGCCGGAAGCTTCGGCGTCGAAGGCGTCGGCTTGACCCACGGCCGCGACATGCAGGCGTAACGGGCGTCATCCGCCGCGTGATCTTCCATGTCGCTGTCGAGGTCTTCCGGCCGGTCCTTGTCGTGCTGCAGCGCCGGAATGGTCCGAATGCTGTCAACGCAGGTCGAGAACCACACGATCATCGGCCGCCCTTCGGCATCGCCGATCATCCTGGCGCGGAGCTGGTCCCAACCGCCCATCGCACCGCGGCCCGCGACACGCGCATTGTCCGCGGGGCGGAAAAATACCTTGTGCTCGGCGCCAGCCTCGATCCGCTCCCGAATGGATGGGCCGCCATCCTGAGCGAATGCCGCCGGGTCGAGCACGCCATAAGCGACAGGCGGATCGTTTGCCTCGCGCTCTTTAAGGCCCTTCCCGACCGCCTCGGCAGTGAGCTTCAAGCCCGTGTTCGGCTTGCCCGGCTGCATCCCATACCATTCGCGGTATCGAACGAGGCACCCGCGCGGCAGCACCAGCACGCTATCCGGGACGTTGAAATCGTCCGACACAACGGCCCACCATCCAAAGCTGAACGGCTTGGCCGAGCCCCAGTCGCCGGAGCGGAAGCGCAGCCAGTCGCGCGGGACCTCGAAGGGCCGGGTCACGTGATTGTGCGTCTCCCAGCAATCGAAGAACGCGCCCTCAATGACGTTCCAGTCGCCCCAGCGCATCGCCTTGACCAGCGCGGCCGAGCCGAGACCTTCAAGGCGCGCCTCGTAGGTCGGATCATCCTCGGCAAGGCTCGGATTATCCTCGAGCCGGGCCGGAATGTACTGGCGGACCATGCCACCCTCGCCCTTAGGCATCAGGCGCATATCGAGCGGCTGCGCGCTCACCACGAACGTGGTCTTGACCCAGAGGTGGCCGATGTTGCCGGGATTGGCGCCACAGAGGATGCGCGGGAACATGCCGGCGTATTGCGCGGGCAGTTCGATACCCACCATGCGCACGCGATTGCGCAAGAAGCGGTACATCGTCTCGCTGAAATGCGTCAGCTCGTCGATCAGCAGGACGTGGATTTCAGCGCCCTGGTATTTATAGATGTCCTTCTCGTCTTTGCAGTGGCAGAGGTATATTTTCGATCCGTTCCAGAACCGAATCTCGTCCTCAACGATGTCGCACCAGCCGGTGAGTACCCACAGCGCCAGGAGTGCGCGGAAGCCCGCCGGCCCCTCGACATGGTTCTTCACCAGATCGTCACGCACCCGACGGAACAGGTAGACCTGTAGGCCGGGTATTTGCGAGCACCACACGATGGCGGCGACGCGCATCAGGAACGATTTGCCGCCGCCCGCCGCGCCGCCGTAAAGGACCTCAGTTGCCTTTGTGAGGAACGCCACCCACTGCTTCGGGTGCAGGTGAAGCTGCAGGGGCTCCGGTGAGGAGGACGGTTGCAGTAAGCGGCGCGCCGCCCTTCCCTGAAAGCTCATGCTCGTGCTTGTTCGTGTAGGCGCCGCCGCATTCCTTGGCCGCGCTCTCCAGCAGGTCTTTCGCCAGCACCATGTTGCCGACGCCTTCTGCCTTGTGGAACATCCGCTCGTAGGCGCGCAGGCGGAACGCCTTCTGCGCGATGCCGATGTCGGCCTGATCTTCCAGATACCGCTTGCGCGTCTCCTCGAAGAGGTCGCGGAATTCCTTGCTCAGGTGCTTTCCGGCGACCTTGTTCGGGTCGTAGGCTTCCACGCGCTGCCGCGTCACGTCGATGCCAAAGTCGTCCTTGACGCTCTTGGCTACCTCAGACGGCTTTTCGTAGCAGGCCAGCCGCGTGACAATCGCGCGCTTTACCTCATCCCGCAGTTCGTCTTTTGCTGCCATGCGTCAAGTGACCGTCAATGGCGCCTGGCAACTGCCGCAGGCGGCGCGGATCGCCTTCTGTTCCAGTTCCGGGCCTGCATCGCACGCCAAAGCCATGGCTTTGAGCGCCGGAGTGACAGCACCGTACCTGCGCGCCACGCCAAGGAATTCCTCTACGTCGTGGCCCCTCATCGCGAACACAGGCGCGCCTGTCGCGGGGCTGAACTTCGGGGCTCCGAATAGGTCCTTGGCTTGGCCGCAGTGGTAAAGCTCGTGCTCGATCAGGGCGCAGAACTCGGCATCGGTGCAGATCGAGGCGTATCGCGCATCGAAGGTCAGCAGGAAGTCCAATTGCTCGCCGAACCACTCGTGAAGTTGAGCCTCAGCGCGGGCGCGCTGCCATTTACCCATCGTGCCGCCGGGCGGCTTGAACTCGGCCTGCCCTGCGATCGACATGCCGTGTCGGCTGTTCTGGACATTGGTCCAGAGCATGCCGATCGAGGCAAAGCGCAGGTGCGCGTGATCCGGGTTTTCGGCTATCGCGTCTTCGGCGATGAAGCTGGCGAAGGCCCAGTCTCGGAGTTCTGGCGCTGGAACGAACAGCGGATCGTGATTGTTCTCGAGGAGATGTGCCGGCGGCGGCGGCCGCGTCATGCCGGCAGCGGCAGGTTGAGCTTGACCGCATCGGCCAGCTTGTTGAGCTGGCGCGCCAGTTCCGATTTGTCCTCGTGGAACGCGGACGGGTTGCTCGACATGGGCGGGCGAAGGCGGCGCGCGCTCTCGGCCAACTCAGCCAGGCGCGCCGCGATGTTGGCCGCGCTCGGCGGCCGATGGTCGACGTCACGCTTTGCGGGCTCGGGCGAGCCGATGCGCCGGCCGCTGGCATCACGGAACACACGCTTGCGCTCAATCAGCATGAGGGCCCATTAACGGCAAAGCCCGCGCTGCGGGCGCGGGCTTCTGGTGATCTGTCCCGGAGGCAGATCGCGACAATCCCCCTATCGTCAAGCTTATGACCGCAAGTCAAGCCTGTTTATTCGGGGGCAGTCTGTTTTTTTGGCGCAAAGCGCCGCGCGACACCGCGCGACGGCTTGAGCGGCAGCGGTGAGGTATTCGCTCGATCCCCGACGCCATGCACGCGCCGCGGCGGCTCGCTCTCGCCGAGCCACGGTTGCGCGGGAGCCTGCGGCGGCAGAGCCTGATGCTCCTCGAGATCGAGCGTTTCGCTCAGCAGCACCAGCCCGCGGTGCCAGCACGCATATTCGGCCCGCGCGGCCGCAATCGTGATCGGCGACGGGTCCCATTTCAGCGGGCAATAGGATCCGGTCGAATATCGATCCTTGGCCTCGCAGTTACCCACAACCTTCGGACGGTTCACGCCACGGTCGGCGCCGACCCAGTGCGGCACCGGCGGGTCATCCCTCCAATCGGGCCTGCGGCCTTTGATCGCGTGCATCGCCACTAGTGCCGACGTGCGCAATGTGCGGACCAGCAGCACGTCGCGCGCATTCAGCAGCGGCAGCAATTCGCCCATGATCGCTTCGCCGCTGGCCTTCCAGTCGATGATGAGGTCTGGCAGCGAGGACACAGCCACCTCGATCTTGAGCGCGTCGGGGTGCGGCAGCCCGAAATGGGCATAGCGCTGCGCGGCGCCGTGCCCCACGTCGATTCCTCCGCGCTGCGCGTATTCCTCGAGGTGGTCCCAGATGCCTTCGGCCGCGGACGTGGCGCGCTTGCTCAGTTCGTCGATAAACGCCCATTCCAGCAGGCGCTCGATGTCCATGGATCGCTTCACGGTCATGCTGCGTCACCAATGACGCCGTGCGTTCGTAACGCCGCCACCATCCAGTTCGCCCATTCGCGGCATGTGCGATACGGCGTAGGATTTGGGGCCCAGAGCGAAGTGGCGCAGAACGATCTGGCGAGCCTCTCGGCCAACCCGTATTGCTGCCACTCGTTGTAGCGCCTGATCCAATCGGCATCGGTTCCCATTATCGCACCACGTGAACGGCCGGCTCAATCTCGAGATCGGAATGCTGGACGATATCGGCGGGAACCGGAACATGGCTCCAGCCTTGAACCTGGCTCGATCCTGCAAAGCGAACTTGGAGGCCTGAGGGCAAGCCGGGCTGATCGGGCCACACGCGCACGACGCGGCCGATCACGGCAACGATATCGCCCTCCGCGAAATCGTGCTTCCACGGCCGGCCGTCTTCAGACGGATGAGCGGTGCTGTTGGCGGTCATGATCCCCGCCCAAAGTACGATCTTATTCGCGCGCGAAGCGCAATAGTCGCGTGCGTTGTGGACGAAGTTAGGTAATTTCTGATGGCTCGGCTTCGCCTTCGGCCACGCGTTTGGCGCGCCGCGCATCGATCTCTGCCTGCACCCTGATGGCATGTTTGCCGTCGACGCGCGGCTGATACACCGGCGCGTAATAGTTCGCATCCGCCGATGGTGGCAGGTTCACCTGCTTCGGCTCCAGGCCTTTCTCCGGTATTCCAAATTCCTTCCGTACCTCCGAAACCCGGGCATCGATCGCAGCTTGCTCGGCCGCGGTGCGCTGAGGCCGAGGCAACGCCAGGAACGAGCTCTTCGCCCTCTCCTCGCGCTCCCGGTGCCGCAGGATTGGTTCGTATAGCTCATCGCACACCGATTTGATGAATTTCAGCGTCGGCCGGTCGTTGCGGCTCGCAATCGCGATCACGGCCTTGTCCTGCACCTCCGGCGGAAACTCCGAGAGGATCGCCGCAGTGGCCGACAGGAACGCCTTCGGATTACCCACGTCCTGCGGCGGCAGAAGGTCGAACAGCCGGTCAGCCGCCTTCGCCGCCTCCAGTGTCCGCTCGTTCACGCTCGGCTGCGGCAATGCCGGCTTTGAGCTCTTCGCGGGCGGCGCGGAAGTCGTCCCGAGACCGTTGCCAACCGCTCGCCGGAGCACGACGCCCACCTGTTTCATTCGTCCCTCCGCTCGTCTTGACCGGGGCGGCCTGCTGCTGCACCAGCCGCGCTATCGGCTTCTCGAAATAATTCACCGTGTTCGGCGGCCCGTCCGTCTTGTTCGCCATGGCGCCGCGCGCCGCGGTGAGGATGATTTCGCGGGTCCACGTCGGATGCGTGCTTAGCCAGGTCTGCACGCGCATAGCAGCGCCACACCAGCCTGGCGGCATGAACTGCGGATCGTGGCCAGCGATCCGGCAAAGCTCGTCAGCAATCGAGATTGCTTCACGTGAAACTACCTCGGACGGCTGCGCGCTCGCCCGACCACCACCATCATCTTTAGGTGGATGTGGTTGTGGTTGCTTACGCAATGCGGACGCATTGCGTTCTCTTTGCCGTGCCTTCACCTCGTTTCCCTTGCGGCCGGCCTCGGCTCTTCGCTCGTAAGCTTCCTCGGCCTCACGCATTTCCTTGTCGATGCGGCTATGACGCCATCCTTCCATGAACATGGCGGAGATGACTGGCCGCATGGCAAGCCAATCTGGCATGGACAGTTTGACGATCCGCGCGAGCTGCGCGTCATCGTCCGGGAGACCGTCTTTCATCCAGTAGTGCATGATCAAGTGCAGGTAAGCTCCGCTCTCAACCGTGCTCAGGTGCGCGGTGTCCGCCAGGTAGTCGGGAATATAGAGCGGCATCCAGGGGCGGCGCATGGATCGATCCTGCGGAGAGAAACGGTACGCATGGAACTGACGCTGGTTACTTGGACACGAACGGGTGAATGAGACCGGCGAGCCGGTCCCGTGGGGTGGTCACATCCGGCGCACGCGCAGCAAGCCCGGAGCGCGATCGCGGAGGATCGCCACAGATCGAAGCCGTGAGCGTCTGCGGCCCGTCGGGCTCGGCCGGCACCAAGCACGCAGCCGGGACCGCCGCCACCTCCCTCAACTTCTGGGCGTTTCGGCGCGCTGCGTCGTGCTGACGTCGTTGATCGTAAGCCCGAGCCAAATCCGATGGCGCGGCGCGCGGCACAACAGCGGCCGCAACAGCCGGCCAATCTTGCCGGGCATGCCGAAGGCGCACGCACATACGATATTCGCGGTCGGTCAGCCTCATACTCAATTACCCCTGTTGGCGCGCAACCTCGTGTGCGGCTGGCCTTTCAGCCAGATAGCTTGCAATCCGATAAGGTTATTCAGCACCAACTCGATGTCGCGCTTATTCACGCCGGAATGGTCGTTGATCAGCAGAACGAGCGCGCGCCGAGTGAGGCGGGATTTGTCTAATGCCTGCATCGCTGCCGCGATCTTGCTGATTTCGGCCGCAATTATTTCCGGCCCGGATGGATCGATGCTACGGGCTTGAACAATTGCGGGCGTTTGCTGCGTCTTTTTTCTCATCGAAATTCCTCAATATTTGCTGATGTGTGCAAAACGCCGCGCCGCCATTGACTGACGGCGCAGCGCGCCGATCAAGCCGCGAGCTTCGAGCGCAGAAGATAGCCTTCGAGAGCCCAAATCTGCTTGCGGGCATCATCGCGAGCAATCTTGTGCCCGAGCTCCGCGTCGTAGTTCTCGGGGCTGGCGCACGCGCTCTTGCCGACCAGCGTGAAGCCGTTCTTGAGGGTCAGGACGCAGATCGTGAGGCATTCGAGCTCCTTCGAGACCGGCGCGCCCTTGAACAGATCGGACGCACGACCCGAAACCTCGGATATGATCTGCGCGTCGATATGTTCGGGGGTGATGCGTGGTGCGGTCTTGCCCTTCGCCTGGATTTCCTTCTCGATTTCAGCTTCGGCCGCCATCTGGTTCTTCCTTTCGCGGGATTTCCGGGTGCCGCCCGGCGCGGTTGCTCAGAGCTGATCTGGCGTTAAGGCGGCGCGGGCCGCAACTGCGTTTGCATGCAGACCTTGCTCAAACCCATGGTCGTGGATGTCGCCGTTGTTTGACTCGTCCACGCTATAAGTGCGCTCTTTGCCGTCAGACCCGACCGACTTGTACGAAGCGTAGAAAAAGCCTCCTACGTCCACGCCGGTCCACTCGAACCCGTCCGGCATAGATGAAGACTTGGCGATCTCCTCCAAGGCGCGTCGCAGACGCTCAATCTCACCCGCCGCCGCAACCATGAGGTTGCGTTCAGAAGTCTCCGTGCCGAACGGCGGCTCTCGCAGGCGCTTTAAGATGTTCGTCATGTCGCCTTCATCCTTGTGTTGTCGTCACTGCAAAACCGCGCGCCATCATGCCGCCTCGCCTCGCGCTCCCATGAGGTCGAACAGCGTCGCCGCGTTACGCCCCTGCTCCTTTTCGCGGCACCAGTAGACGCCATCGGTGAAATAGCCATGTGAGAGTTCGACGCCGTAGCCGCGCCGGCCCTTGCCGATTGCGCAATAAGGCACGGTCATCAGGCCACCGAACGGATCGAAGACCAGTTCTGCCGGCATCGAATATTGAACGATGGCGCGGTCCACGATGTCGAATTGCAGCGGGCACAGGTGCATTTCCTTGCCCTTGGCGTGCTGGCGACCGTTCAAGGTCCGCATGCGCGTGATATCGGTCCAGATATCGGGATGGATCGAATGCGGCGGCGTCAGCGCAAAATCCGGCGGCAGCATGTTCATACGGTCGAGTTCTTCGCAGAACGCGACGTGCGTCTCGAAATCATAGGGTTTGGTCTCGCACCACTCCTTCCACCCGCGATAGATCGGCGACTTGTCGTCATGCTTGGCGCTCGCCACGAGTTGCCGGAGTTCATGTGGCAGCAACAGACGATTGCCGTCTGATCTGGCCGTGCCGTTCGCATCGAGTTGCCAGCGGCCGCGGGAATATCCGGTGCCAGGCACAGGCCTCTTGGCGCGGTCGAAGGCTTGCGTCTCGCCCTCACCGCCCTCAACGAAGCACAGCGGCTTGTCCTTCACCACCGGCAGGTCGGCATAGCCCTTGGTCCGATCCGTCTGCGGCTTGCGGAAGATGTGCAGGTATTCGCAAAGGCCCGCGCCCTGGCGCGATCCGTCCTTGCATTGTTCGGTCCAGCCGAGGCGATAGGTCTGGTTATTCTCCCGCACTACGTCCGTGCCGATGAACTTCGTCCCGACATAGGCGAAGCCGTGCTTCATGAAGTGATCCAGCGTGCGCCAGCCGAAAGGGCTGACGGTCTGGAAGCCGAGCCCGGTCATGCCGCCCGGCATAATCCGATCCTTGCAATGGATCGCGGCAACGCGCCCCGGCTGCAGGACTCGAAGAAGCTGCGGCGTCAGGAAGTCCATTTGCCGGAAGAAATGGGCATCGTCGTCGGTGTGGCCGAAGTCGTTATAGCTCGGCGAATATTCGTATTGGGTCGAGAAAGGGATGCTGGTGATGATGAGCCCGACGCTGTTCTCAGCCATCTGCCGCGTCTCGGCGACGCAATCGTTGTGGACGCAAGTGAAGCTCTCGCCGGTCACCTCCTGACGCTCCACGCCCATGGTGCGGACCAAGGCTCCAGCGATGGCGGCTTGCGCCAGGCCGAGCTCACGGATGATCGTGGCCATGCGGACGGCCTGTTCATCGTACCGCTTCCACTTATCCTCGATATTGCGGCGAACCTCGCGCTCCCGCTCGGTGTAGATCAGGTCGATGCGGACACGATGTTCCCGTCCCTCGGGATAGTCCTTGAAGGTCTGGCCATAACGCTGGACGCGGTGAATGGCCTGGATCAGCTCCTTGAACTTGAAGCCGATGCCGAGAAATATCGCCCACCAACAATGATGCTGGAAATTCGGGCCGGAGCCGATCATCATGGGCTTGCCGGCGAGCTCATCAATCTCGCCTTCGGCGAACTGGATCAGGAATTCCTCACGCTCCTCCAGCGGCTGCGACCCATAGACAGTGGTTGCGCTCGGGATTTCCCGTTCGATGGCGTGGCGCTCGGCTTCCAGATCGTGCCAGAGGATCCGATGCGCCTCCGGCAGTTCGGCGCGCAACTCCTTCATCTTGGCGATGCGCGCGTCGAGGCTGTCGCGCTTTTCGCGGGCGGCTTCGGTCAGCCCCACAGCGTCGCCGCGCAGCAACCGCAACTGCCCGTCCCGCTCGGCTGAGACCTGGGCATGGTCGGCCGGGATTTCGTGCCAGCGGATATCGAGCGGCGGCAAGTCGTAGCCTTCGTCCGACAGAGACGGATCGAGGTCAGACGGCTTTTGCAGGAACAGCGCCCATGACGCGACCCACAGCCAGAACTCCTTTTCCTTGTGCGGGTGGATCGAGAGCTTGTCGGCCTTCTCGCTGTCGCGCTTGAAGAAGCGCGTCTTGGCCTGCCCCACATCCATGACGCCGAGCCATGCCGCATAGGCCAGCAACTCGATGTATTCGTTCGGATCGGGCGTCGCCGTGGCGACGAAGCGATAAGGCACCGTCTCGAACAGGCGCATGAACTCGCGGAACGTCTTGGTGCCGCCGAAGCTCTTGAGAATGTCGCCTTCATCGAGCGACGCGCCGGTGAACAGCGATGGCGTCACCTTGCCTTCGCGCACGCTCTCGAAGTTTGTGATGTTGATGGCCGCCGGGTCGATTTCATCATTGGAACGGATGAACTTGACCGTCACCGCGAATTCGCCGCGGAAGTACCGCTCGGCGTCATGGAAGAACGAGAGGCGAGCCCCGAGCGGAAGCACAATGAGCGTCGGCCCCTTCGTCCGCTTCATCACCAGGCGCATGCATTCAAGGTGCGCCGTGGTCTTCTGCAGGCCGAACCGGCCGAAGAAGGCGCGGCGCCCGCCCTTGAGCATCCACGGCACGACAATCTTGATGTGCGGTTTGAGAGCCGGATTGACCTCGGAGGCATCGACCTCGATGCCCTGCGATGGTGCGAGCGCGACTTTGGCGTTGAGGAAGTCGAGATAGTCGTCACCTGCCGACCACGATGGCAGCGAATTGTCTGCCTCGCGGCGAAGGAAGGCCGGAATGTCGAGAAGATCGGCGTCCATGGTCAAACCACAGCCTCCGCAGCGTTGCTGTCGAAGATTTCGATGTGTGTGCCGTACCGCCAACGCAGCGGCATCAGTGCGCCTACGCCTCCTGCAAATCGAAACAGGATGGGAGATTCTGGCGTCTTCGGCTTCGCTACCTGAATTTCGGGAAGGTCGAGCACCATCCTCACATAGGATAGGTCGGTGGGTACTCCGCAGAACGTCGTCGACTGCTTCCCGCGCAGGAGGCCGGTGCCGTCGCACTGGTTGCATATGCAGCAGCATTCCGGGCAGTCGTGAATGTGACCTTCGTGGCACGCCGGGCAAGGCACGCTAGCGAATGGATCGCTCGGCGGCATCGAATAAGGCGGCACGGGCTCAAAGGTTGAGGCATCCAGTCCAGCAAATGGCTTGTCGGGATCGATAGGGTAAGTCGGCGCGAGTGCGGAGAGCTCCACCGCCTCTGGGCGACGCCGCACACGGATGATGACGTGCCCGTTCTTCACCGCGTAGGTGAAGTCGCCCTTTGAGACCGGTTCGCTCAAATACGGACGAAACGGATCTTCGCCACAGAACGATTTAAGATCGATGTTGGTCATGGTCATTTCGCCTTCACCGCTTGTTTGAGAAGTGCCTTTGCCGACGCCAGCGAAGCCGCCACCGCGCATACCGTGTCGTCACGAGGGTCCACGCCAATCTGCCGAGTAATTTCCATTTCATGCTCAAGCGCGCGGATTTCCGTCTGTATGGACTCGATCAGCCGAGCCCCGATGTTCCTCATCAGCCACGCCGGCACCGTCTTGCGCCGCTGCTTGCGAATGTTGGCCAGCGTGCCGACGCCGGTCTTCAGTTGACGCGCAATGGTCATCCGCACTTCGCGGATCGAACGGTCGCTTCGCCTCGCCTCGAGGCTTTCGATACGCGCGACCATTTCGCTCGCCGTCGCACTGTCACTCACGCCTACTACCCCTTGTGTTGATCAAAACGGACCTGATCGGCGTCCATTTTGATCCACCCCTCTCGTTACAACTCGACCCATGAAAAACAGCGATGACACATGGGTTTCTTTGCACTCAGCAGCACAGTCAGTTGTTGAGCGCCTGGCGCGCGGAAGGCGGCCAACCGCGCGCAGCATCAATCCGGCGGAGGCCGGTGAAACGAATTGTGAATTCCTGCCGGCGCTCCCCACGCCGGAAAAGGAAGCGCCCGGCATGAGCGGCGGCGAACATGCTCGTGAGTACGCCGACCGCCTTGCCGGGCGCGAGTTTCCATCGGCGGCATTCGCCGACGGGGGAGAAGACGAGAAAGAGCGCGCGTCGTGATCGCCTTGTACGGTATGATCACCCCAACCCTAGGGCTGCCGGGCCGCAGGCGACCTTTCTGGGAACAACCGGGCGACGCGCTGCCCGACTGGGATAGCCCCGGCACAAAAACGGTTGCGCTCATCATCGGATCATCCCGAGCGCATGCAGGTAGGTTTCGAGAATTTCTTCGGCCTCGCGGCGCTCGTTGGCGTCCATCTTCCGCATACGGACGATGGTGCGCAGCGCCTTGGCGTCGAACCCGTTCGACTTCGCCTCGGCGTAAACGTCCTTGATATCGTCGGAGGTCGCCTTCTTCTCTTCCTCGAGCCGCTCGATGCGCTCGATGATCGCCTTGAGCTGGTCCTTGGCGAAGCGGTGCGAGGTTTCTTTCTTTTCCGCCGCGCGCTGAATGTCTTCGGTCGTGGTTCGGATCGGCGCCCGGTCCGGCATCTCGATGGTGACGTCGGTCATGCCTGCGCTCCCGCGAGCGCGGCGCGGCGAACGAGAGCATCGGCGCCGACCGGCGTATGCAGTTCGGTGAGCTCGTCCGTGGTGAGGGTGACGCCCCTCGCCGCGGCCACGATGATGAGACGGGACCAGTAAGCCGGGTCGATCCGGTTGCGGTCGGCCCACGACTTCACGGTCGTGTAAGCAAGGCCCAAGGCGGTGGCGACCGTCGCGACGCCGCCGAGGCGCTCGAGGAGACCGGCGATGGCATTTGGGTCGGGGCGACCAGGTGCGTCCGTCATGCCGTCACGTTACGCATAATGCGTAACATAAGTCAACGCCTTTTGCGTAACGCCTTTTGCGAAACCCACACCATGAGACTGGACACTCCCGCCGCCCGACTTCAATGGGCCCGCCGCCAGCACGGCCGCTATAAGACCGCCTCAGACGCCGCGCGCGCTTTTGGTTGGCCGCAGTCCACCTATCTCGGCCACGAAAACGGCGACCGGAACCCGAGCCGAGAAGCGGCCAAGAAATACGCCAAGGCCTACAAGGTCCGCTGGGAGTGGATTTTAGAGGGCGAAGGCCAGCCCTATGCCGGGGGCCGCAAGCCCGCTGAGACCACCCACGCGGTCGGCTATGTGGGCGCCGGCGCCGAGGTGGTGCCGATCGACGACCATGAACCAGGCGCGGGCCTTGAGGAAGTCGATATCCCGCCGGGCGTGCCGGCAAATGCGGTGCTGGTCATCGTCCGGGGCGATTCGATGTACCCGCGCTATTTCGACAACGAATACCTGCTTTATGTCCGCGACGACCGGCCACCGAACGAATTCATTGGCCGCGAATGCGTCGTGGCGCTTGAGGACGGCAGGATCTTCGTGAAGGTCCTCCGCCGGGGCGAAAACGGGCTATTCAATCTCGAAAGCTGGAACGCCCCGCTCATCGAAAACAAGGCCGTGCAGTGGGCCGCGCCGGTCATGGCGCGCGTCAACAGGCAGAGGTGAATATGGCGCTCCGCCCTGCCCTGATCTGGCTTTCCGGCCTAGCCGCCACCGGTATCGCGGGCGCGATGGTCGGCCAACTGCTTCGCCAAAGCGAGTTCGACCACTTTCCGTTCTGGGGATTTTGCGTCGGCGCGGCGGCGTTTTCCTGCCTCCGGCTGTGGGCAATAGAGCGCAGCAGTCCGTAACAACCTGACTTTATTAAACTTTTCACAACGAAGCGATTTGCGGTAAGATTACGCATTTTGCGTTGACATGCATTACGCATAATGCGTAAGATGGCTTCCATCGAAAGGAAGCCAGCGATGCCCCACAGGGAAAACATTCTTGAAGTGAAGGCCCGGGCGAAGTCGATCTTCGCCAAGACCTACCACTACCCTGAGGTCCCGTTCCGTTCGATCGGTCGCCGCTGCTTTAAATGGGCGATGGACATGG